CTTTAGGCACTCTTGGTTTTGATGATATTGCTGATGTTAGTTCTGGTTTTGTCAACTTCTTCAAACCACAATTGTGTTTTAATCAATTTTTAACTGATGCTGGTTTACCAATCATTGAGATGAATAGCTGCATCAATATCAGCACTTTTACTTGTGATGCTTTAACAACTTTATTTTCTAACCATCCATGTGCACCTTTGTTCAAATTGATAAGTGCTCGTGAAATGGTTGAATTGGTTTTGAATAAGAATAAAACAAAAATTATTGGTGCTGTAATGAATGGTTTAAAACCCACGGTTTACTTCGCAAAGATTGGAAAAGATAATTACCACATTGAGTGGGTTGGTCCAACTTCCCAAAGATTAAATAGTACTGATGGTTTTAATTTAGCTAATGCAATTTTGTCGATTTTGTGTCCACCAATGGTTCCGCCAAGATTCTTCCCCCATCCACATGTTAACATGGTAGGTGATCTTGGTAATTTAACACCAACAAGAATTTATCAACCATATCAATTCAAGAATGCCTTCTTCGAAGCTCAATTAATGAAAGAAGCTGCATTGAGGAACGATTATTTCGTTTATCGTGGTATGGGTACCAAGGGTTTTGTTAGGATGTTGGATCTTGCAAGTGAATATGGTGTCAATGAAGTACATGCAATTGATATCCAATTGGATGCTAGTTCATTTGTTGAAGCCGCTAATGCGCGCAATCGCTATCCTCAATTAGATGTTCATCTTTACGCTTCTGATGCTGATTTTTCGGTTGGCCATGAAGTTAGATTTGTCAATGTTGGTTCAGCTTTGTATTCAATCAACAACGATCCTGGTCCAATGCCAATGTTGTTTAGAATCCCCCCTGTTATTCCTCAAGCAACTGCACATTTGTGGCAGAAGGTGATTAAATTGAATCAAAAGTACTACGATTGGTTACACAGGATGCCAAATCAGATGTATTATAATTTTTATAACACATTTGGTAATATTCCGCCTTGTTTGGTTGATCCAGTTACTTTTAATGATACTTCCTCTACAGTGGATGTTAATTTTGGAACCAATTTATTATTGACAATTGGTAGTGATCGTGCAGGTTTCTTACTTGGTGAAGAAACTTTCATTTTTGCATTCAGACCAGGTGATGTTGCTCGGTATTTAGCTGCAGCAGCTCAAGTTGCTGCCTTATATGTGCCTGATCGTAGATTAACTGCAATTCGCCCCAAGAATAATAATGAAACAGCGGTTCAATATCAATCTTACATTGGTTCGTTGGTACTTACTTCAAATCGTAATCAAATTGCTTTTCGGATGATGCCACCTCGTCTAGTGCCTCGTGGGTATGTATTGTACGATGATGCATACTTAGCAGGGGATACTCCTACATACACAGCTGTGCATGCTGCAGCGGATTGTTATCTAGCAAAACTCCATGTTTATTCTGTTGCTCCTGAATTTATTTCTGTTGCTGATGGTTGTCATCTATTTACATGTCCTACAGGTTCTAGTTTTGAATTTCGATTTGGTAACTTTAATAATGCTGTTTTAGACCATGTTAACGTTGAAAACTTTGGTGTTGATTTTGTTGTCTTCAATGATAGATCCAAGACTTATAGATTTACAAATCTTATTGATAAATTGGTCAAATCATCTTTATTTAGTCATGAATGTCGTGATAATGATTGTTACATTCATGCGCTTTCAAAATTGGAAATGACTCCGACGATGAATACACTTGGTAATGAAATCACACATGGTGGGATGCACTTGTTGCCTTCAAGGTTACACAATTACATTAATAATAATTATGTGACAATCAATGAAAAATATTTTAATCATGTTGATTCAACACGTCGTGAACAGATGAATTTGAGCTGGTTTAATAGCGAAGAATGTCAAGCTTTCATTTTTGAGAAACAACGTATCAGGGATGCCACTTTTACTTATAAATTGGAGAGAGACCCATTGTATGATTTGGATCGCTCTGGTGCTGCTGTGGGTATTGTCTGTATTGCTGGTTTTGGCAAGACAAAAATGTTTCAAAATCACAAAGCTTGCTATTTCTCTCCATATGCAAAAGTTGCTAAACAAAATAAAAAGAGATTTGCTGAGGCTTTAACTTATGAAGTAGGTGTGAGTTTTCTTCTCACTGATACACAGAAATATGATTACATGGTTATTGATGAAGCTCATGCTATGGGTCCTTTGTTATTCTTTTATGCAAATGAGGCCAAAAAAAGGAATATTCCTTTATATCTATTGGGTGATTATTATCAGATCCCTTGGGCTTGTCGTAATCAAAATATAGATGGTTCTTTGAAGAGGCAAATGGAATTCAATAGTAGTCCAAGACAAATCTTCAATATCCATTGTGAAGTTAGTTTTTATTCAAGAAGATTTGGGCCACATATGGCTTATGTACTGTCTCGCTTATTAGGTGTTAGAATTCATGGTTTAAATACTTCACATACTGTACAATTCCACTTTGCAAATAATGTGGAAGAAGCTATTCTTAATTTGACTGGTTCTGAAGAAAGTGTGATAACTCTGACTCAAGAAGTCAAAGATTTGGTGCATGGTAATGTCTGCACAGCTACAGAATCAGGTGGTTCAAATGATAATACAAACACTGTTATTTTGTTAGGTAAAAACAGTAGTTTGCCTTTTCCTCAAGAATTGGATGAAAAACAAATATTTTCACATGAATATGTTGCTCTTTCGAGATCATGCGTTCATTCTACAGTATACATTCCTCAAAATTGGCACGGTTTTGAGCGCACGTCCATTCTCCTACCAGCACCAAGTCCAACAAATTTGATTCATTCTATGCCTCGTCGATGCAGTGGTTTTTATAAAAATAATGTTAGTGGTTTTAATACTAGTATGATAATCGCTACTGACTCAAGTAAGAGTTTACAAGGTTTCAAACAAGTTATTGCTGCAAATAGACCAGAATTGCGTGTTTCTATTAATCCAGTTGCTGGTGAATATGATATAGTTTTATTGGATGAGTTGCCTGAACGCAATGTTTTGCCGGTTTCTGATCGTATATTTGTTCGTCCGAAAAGAGCTGTTCTTACGCAACAGTTCCGCCGTGACCCAACAGTGCAATTTAATTTTGAACTTAAGATTAGACATCGTGAAGCTTTGTTTATGTTAGAAGAAGCTCGTAAATTGGGTTTTAAAAATGTCTCATCTATTGAAGAGGCGATATCTGATTTTGGTACTGTTACTGGTGATTTGGATTATGATTCACCTTTACAGAAATTGCGCAATACTGTGATGAATAAATCAACTGACTTTGAGCATTATTCCACGGCAAGAGAGAAACAATTTCGTACAACTATGGTTGCGCTTTTAGATGTTCGCAGTGATAATGAATCTGGTAAAACTACTTTGATGTCGAATATGATCACAATCGGTGCAGAAAGTCCTGAATATTTTTCATATAATCGTGAAAAGATGTTGAAAGGTGTGATGTACACAATTGATGAAAAGAATGAATTGCATCCTAGTTTTGAAGAATATTTTCCTGTTACAACTACTGGACAATTCCATGGCCATCATTTAGAAGCTGCTAATTATTTGATTCGTGAAAATTATGAAGTCGAACATGTTATCAATGGTGTTTTGTATATTGGTCAGAGTATTGACTTCACCAAGTCTATTAAAAATTATCAAGGTGGTAATGTTAGATATAATTTGTATACAGCTATGGCCACTACAACTACTCGTGAAGTTAAAATGTTTTGTCTTAATCCTGCTACCAAGTTTCAATTTAACACTGCTTCAACAAATCTTGCTTCAACTTTTAGTCGTTATGGAAAGCAACCTTACAAACTATTTATGGCTAGTTTACCACCATTAGACGCTGTGAAACTTGAGAAACAATATTATTCAGATTTTGAATTTATTTCGAAATCACTTGTTGGAACAATGTTTAAAGTATCATCTGTGGAAGATTATGAATTACTATTGGTTAAACATGGCATTGATTATCTTTGTAGTCAATCTTGTAAGGGTTCAATGGTTCGTACACCAACTATTGCAGATTTGTATGAACAACACAATAGTTTTGTTGGTGGTATGAAAGTCCAAACTAAACATCCAGATGAATACAAGGTTAACTGGTTATTTTCTGATAAATGTGGACAACCCGTACAGGTTATGAGTGCTGGTTGGATGGCTGCTTTGTCCCCACGATTTAGGTTTTTGTCTGAATTGTTGCATAATGCAATGGGTGAAAGGTTACAGTTTATGGGCCCAGATTTTCCAATTAAACGTTTATGGCAGAAATTAGCTCCGCATGTCAAGTGGTCAAATACTATTGGTGGTGATCTTTCCGAATGTGATGCTTCGCATATACCTATTTTCGTAGATTTCGTAAGAATGTTATTGTTCAACTTATATCCATCACTCGATCCTGCGATTATTAACTCAACCTTGTTAGCTCTAAGTTCTGTAATGGACACTTGGAATTGTCGTTCACGTGATTCAACTTATCGAGTACAAGTGTTTGGACAATTAGCTTCAGGCAGTCCTTGGACTTTTCTTTGGAATTGTCTCTGGACCATGTTCAATTTCTGTGTGTTGTTGTGTGAGGAATTTGGTCGTAATAAATTTTTGGAAGTCCTGGGTGATTTGGTGTTGGGTGTTGCTGGTGATGATTTTTTCTTTAGTACAAATCAATGTTTAGAATTAACTACAAAAACATATATCAATTCGTTTCGTGCACAAATTAAAATATCTGTCGAACCGTATGCTGTTATCTTTTGTCATAATACATTCACTGAAGTCGGAGTTTTTCCTGATCCTTTACGTACTTTGTCAAAATTCTTGAGTAAACCTATAGAAGGTACAGAAGCGGAAATCAATGAGATGAAGGTGGCTCTTAATGATCTCTTCAAAGATTATCGTGATACCAGTAATCGTTCGTACCTCTGTGAATGTCGTGAATTGAGATTTGGTGTGCCGGTGCAATTGACAGAATATGTGCTTGATTTGATTTTTCGTGTTTGTAACACTCCAGAAAAGAAATTGCAAAATTTATTGACTGACGTTAAACTTGTTACTGCACATTTTAATCCCCCCTCTTTTTGAGGGGGGGGCTTCAAAATTTACAAACAAACATTATACTATTAATATATATTAAATTTTCTTTTATTTTATTTTATTTTCTTTATTTTACCTTATTTTCTTTTAAATTACTATATAACTCTATTTTATATTTTCTCAAATATGGAAGACTTAAACAATAATAATAATAATAATAATAATAATAATCAATGTGTTGCTCATGTTAA